CCGTTGACGGTGTAGCGGCGCTCGGCGGTGCCGTCGCGGCGCCCGACGATCTCGTCGCAGATGTTGGCGGCGGCGATCAGGGAGGGCAGGTCGATGTCATCCCAGGCGGCTTTCCAGCCGAAAGGGGCGGTCAGGTACCAGGCGAGGCAGAGCGCCGGGTTGTCGGACCAGCCGATCGCGCCCGTCCGCGGGTCGAGGATGGTGTCCGCGCCTTCGACGATCGCCGCCACATTCGGCGGGCCGGAGGGGAAGGCCTCGGGGCGGAGCTTCAGCCGCAGCGCCAGATAGGCCCGGCCGCGCCCACGGTGGTGCTCGCTCCACTTGCCGCCGGTCTCGGCGATCAGGTTGGGGTTCGCCGCCTGGTCGGCGTGGCCGAGGTGGCGGTCGACCCGCACCAAGCCTGCGAAGGCGGCGTCGCTCTCCGGCTTGTCGCCGAGGAACACCTCGCCGATGGCGCGGACGCGGTGGCTGGCGAGCACGACGACCATGTGGAAGAAGCCGTCGGCGCGGCCCTCGTCGTCGGTGCTGCTGTGCAGGAAGACGATCGGTCCCGACATCTTGGCGCGGCCGAGGACGATCTGGTGCTCGGCGATGGGCTGGCGGAAGGACTGGGTACGCTGCTGCGCCTCCTGGGCGGTGGAGCCGCCCGAGAAAGAGGGCGGCCGGGGCTTCTTCTGTGGGAAGATGGCGCCGCCGATGAGCGAGACGCCGATGGCCGCGCCGGCGCCGACGATGGCGCCGATGATGCCGCCGCCGACCGCGGCCGAGCCCACCGCGCCGGCGACGACGGCGATGAGAGGGACGGCAGCGGGCACTATCCGATCCTCCAGGCGTGGGTGCAGAGAGTGATGGGCGCGCGGAGCAGGCCGTACGGTCCGACGAAGGCGACGCGGCCGGCGTCGAGCACCACCCCGAGGCGGTCGGGATCGGGGGCGAGCGCCACGTCGCCCATCCTGGCCAGCAGCGGCGGGAGGCGCGCGAAGCCGGCGCTGTCCGCAGAGGCGATGAGGGAGGGCAGCACCCGCACGCGGGGGCGCTGCCCCGTCACCGCCTCGACGGCGGCCAGGGCGAAGAGCGCGCAGTTCCAGTGCCGCGCGTCGAAGGCGCGCGCCTCCGCCGCCAGGAGCAGGGCTCCCAGCCGCGCCGCCCAGTCCGGGTGCCGCATTACCGCGCCGGCAGGCGGATCTCCGCCTCCTGCAGGGCGGGGACGTACTCGAAGAAGCGGTCGCCCGGGTACTCGGCCTGCTGGTCGGGATCCGTGTAGCGCCGCACCTCGGCGCGCTCGAGGTCGACGAGGCGGCTTTCGCAGGCTAGCGCGACCCGCGGCTCCGGCCCGTCCACCACCTCCATGGTGTCCATCAGCCCCGCCCAGAGCGGGAACGGGTCGGCGACGAAGGCACCCCCCGCATCCAGCAGCGCCAGCCAGAGCCGGGCGGGGCGCAGCCGGAAGCTCCGCTCGGCGAGCGCGATGTCGATCACCTCCTGCGGGACGGGGGACAGCGTGAGGGTCAGGCGCACAGCGCGGAGCTCGACCGTCTCCTCCACCTCCGACATGGCGCCGAGGTCGCCGATGCCAGAGAAGATCAGCCCGGCCCAGGAGATGTCGCCGAGGCCCGTCCAGACCCGGAAGGGGCCGGTGGCGAAGTCGAGTTCGCAGAGCACGACGGGCGCGATCACCGGCGCCGTGGCCGCGGCGGCGGCCTGCAGGGTGAGGCGCGGGGTGGCGCGGATGGCAGGCTCGGTCACAACGCCTCCTCGAAGCGGCAGGTGATGGCGGTGAAGCGGCCGGGCCGGGTGGGGTTGGCGCCCTCGTCATCGGAGACGAGGCGCATCGGCACGGTGGCGTTGGTCAGCACCAGCGGCGCACCGAGCGGCGCCGCGGCGCGCAGCGGCGGGGCGATCGGGATGGCGGCCGTGCCGGTGCCGGAGGCCACGACGCGCTCCGTTGCGATGTAGAGGCGACCGGCGATGCCGAGGTAGTCCCCGGCCCCGACCGCGACGGCGTTCGGGTACCAGCCCTGGGTGGCGACGGAGAGCGCGCCCCTGGGTGCCCCCGCCGCGAAGGCCGGGTTCCCCGAGCCCACCACCATCCCCGTCCCGTCGGTGAAGATCGTCGCGTCGTCGAAGGAGAACGGCCCGCTCGGCACGTCGCCCTGGCTCCTGGGATCGCCGGTGCGGTACTCCCGCCGCCAGTCCCAGATGCGGACCGTGTTCACCGAGCCGGCCAGCGCGGCGAGCAGCCCCTCCAGCACGCCGGCGAGGCGGGCGTTGAGCGGGTCGAAGGTGAGCTCCGCCACCCAGCGCGCACCCTCGCGCCGCAGCACCTGCGCCTGCCGGGTGACCGGCGAGACGAAGCGCAGCGTGTTGTGCTGGAGGTAGAAGACCTGCCGCGAGGGGCGCAGCTCGGCCGGCCAGGCGTATTCCGTCATCCGCGCCCCCTCCTAACCCCTCACGGTGTCGTAGGCCGCGCCGCCGCGGCGGATCGCATCCAGCGTCATCGCCGAGGCCTGGCGGGCGATCTGCCCGGCGAGCAGCCGCAGCCGCGCCTCGACGCCGGCGTCGGCGCCGCGGGCGTCGATCGCGATGGAGGTTTTGATGGTGGTGCCGCCCGGGAGGGTGCCGTTCGGCAGCACCGTCCCCGACTGGCGCGGGACGAACCACTCCGGCCCGCGCTCGCCGACGATGTAGGGCTGGCCTGCCGCGACCGGCCCGCCTTCGGCCCGGAACAGGCCACCCAGCCACGAGCCGATGCCATCGAAGGAAAAGCCCGACAGCGCCGAGGACACGGCATTGCCCAGCGGCTCGGTGATGGTGCGCCGGGCAATGATGCGGGCGATGTCCTGGCCGATGCCCTGCAGCACCTCGGAGAAGCGGCGGCCGCGGATGATCGCGTCCTCGAAGGCGGAGGAGAAGGTCAGCCCCAGCTCGCGCCCCACATCCCTGGCCCGCTCCGCCCCCTCCGCGACGCGGCGTTCGGCGCGCTCCAGCTCCTCCAGCGCGGCGGTGGCCTCACGCCGGATGGTCTCGTCGGGCAACGGGCGGCCGACCCGCTCGGACCGCTCCACCAGGCGGCCCAGCGTCTCGACGCGCCGCTGGTAGCGCTCATAGGCGGTCTCGTTCTGCTGGATCAGGCGCTCGCGTTCGCGCAGCACCTCGTTCAGCTCGCGCTCGGCGTCGCGGTTCTCGCGGGTGCTGGCGGTCGCACCCCGCTGGCTGGCGGTGAGGCGCTGCAGGGCCTCGTCGCGTTCGCGGGTGGCGGCGGCGGCGAGGCGCTGGCCCTCGGCGGCGTCGATCGCGCCGGCCTGCTCGGCCTCCCGGATGCGGGTGAGGCGGGCCTGGAACTCGCGCTCGATGCGCAGGCGGGCGTCCAGGTTCTCCTGCAGGCGCGCGATGTCCTCGGCGGCGCGCTGGCGGCGGAGTGCGGCCGCGTTGCCGCCGCCGGCGCGGCTGTCCGGGTTGAGGATCTGGCGGGCGCGCTCCTCGGCGGTGCGGGCCTCGGCCTCGAGGGTGGCGATCTCGCGCTGCACCTCGTCGAGCTGCTGGCGGATCTCCGCGATCAGGCCGCTGCGGGTGACGCCGGCCTGCTCGCGGGCCACGCCCACCGCCCCGCGCTGGATGGTGCCGCGGCGGGGCTGGGAGGAGAGCGCCGCCTGGCCGGCCTCCTCGGCCTCGAGCTCCGCGAGGCGGCGCTGCAGTGCGTCGCGATTTCCCTCCAGGCTAGCGCGGCGCTCGGCCAGGCTCGCGCCGGTCATGACGCGGTTGATGGCGTCGGCCACCCTGGACAGGGCGGGGGCGACCTGCGCCAGGAGGTTGCGCGCGAGCGACGAGAAGGCGCGCTCCAGGGCGGCGATCTTGTCGGACGCCTCGTCGGCCTTGGCGATGAGGTCGGCGTCAGCAATGGCGCCAAAGCGCAGCGCCTCGGCGGTGAGGCGTTCCAGCCCGTCCCGGCCCTGCAGCAGGAAGGGGATCATCCGCTGGCCGAGCCGGTCGCCGAAGACGGCGGTGGCGGCGGCGGTGCGCTCCGCGGGGTCCTGCAGGCCGGCGATGCGGTCGGCGAGCTCGGCCATGACGGCCTCGGTCGCGCGCGCGTTGCCCGAGGCGTCGCGGAAGGCGATGCCGAGGCGCGTGAAGGCCTGCTGGGCGGCCTGCTCGCCGGTGGCCGCATCGGCGATGCGTCGGGTCAGCGCCTGGAGGCTGCGCTGCAGCTCCTCGTTGGAGAGCCCGACCTGGGTGGCGGCATAGCCGAAGGCCTGCAGCGCGTCGGTGGAGACGCCGGCAGCGTCGGCCAACTCGCCGAGGCCGCCGACGGCGTCCACCGCGGAGCGTACCATGGCAGCAACGCCGCCGATGGAGAGGCCGGCGAGCACGGGCCCGAGCAGGGAGAGCGAGCGGGAGGCCAACTCGGCGCTGCGGGTGATGCGCTGCATCTCGCGCTGGCCGGTCTCGCCGACCTCGCGCAGGCCGGTCTTGACCTGGGCGGCGTCGTCCAGCGAGAGGCGGACCGAGACGCGGCGGGTGCTATCCGCCATGGGGCGAGCCTCCGGTGTCAGTGGGGGCGGTGCGCGCAGCGAGGCCGGCCACGAGGCCGAGACGCAGCGCGGTCAACAGGTCCGCGGCGGCCCAGCCCGAGACGCCCATCTCGCGCGCCAGGGCAACGGCGCCGGCCACATCGAGGTCCACGCCCGCCATGTCGGCGCGCACGCAGGCGGTGCCCGCGGCCCACAGGGCGGCGCCCTCGGCGCTGGCGGGGGCGTGCGTGGCATAGGGGCAGGCCTGGCCACAGTCGCGCCCCAGGGCGGCGCAGCCGCGGCAGTAGTCCGGCCCCGCGCCGAAGTGCCAGGCGGCGCGGAGCCTCAGCCGTTTCCCTCCGCGGCCACGGTCCGGATCGGCAGCAGGGCGCGCTCCCAGAAGGCGCTCGCCATCTCGTCGAGGTCCATCAGCCGCTCGACGGCTTCCGGCGAGAGCGGCAGTGGCTTGCCGGCGGCATCGCCGACGCCCTCCCAGGCGGTGACGGCGTGACGGGCCAGCGCCTTGGCGAGAAAGGCGAAGGCGAGGCCGCGGGCGAGGTCCGGGTCGAGCTCGGCGTCCACCTCGCGCAGCGCCGCCAGGCGACGCTGCGCCGCGGCCTGGGCAGCGGCCATGACGGCGGTGGTGACGGGGCGGATCTCCACGCGCACGCCGCGCGGCAGGTCGAGCCAGTACGGCTCGGTGGGAAGGTAGAGGGTGAGCATGCTAAGATGGTCTCCGAGAGAAAAACGGGTCCGCGCCCGAGCGTTCGCCAGGATTGCTTGGGCCGAGGAGATTGCGATGACGGTCGTTCGTCTGACCGAGGAACAGGAGGCCATCGCTCAATCGGCGATGGCGACAGGCCGCTACAACGGGCCGCGGGATGTCATCGACGCGGCGCTCAAGCTGCTCAAGACGCACGAGGAACAGCGGGAAGCCTTCCTGCGTTCCCTCGATGATGCCCGCCAGGAGGGCGAGGAGCAGGGTTACGTCGAGATCGACGAGGTGGCGGCGGAGCTCGATGCCATCATCGCCGAGGCGGAGGCGAAGCTCGCCGCGCGCAGCGGCCACTGACCTTGGAGAGATCGGCGCCACGGGCGCGGCTCACGCCGCTGGCGCAACGAGAGCTCACGCAGGCCGTTCGCTGGATCGCGCGGGAACAGCCGGCTGCAGCGCGGGCCATGCGGGATGCGGTGCTCGACGCGGCCGAACGCATCGCGCGCCACCCGCAGAGTGGCACCGTTCGCGAGGACCTGGCCCCGCTGCCCATCCGGTTCGTTCCTCTGCCGCGGTTTCGCGATGTCATCGTCTATGAGACGCGGCCGCAGGATCGGCCGGTGATCCTGCGGATCGTCCATGGCGCGATGGACCTTCCTGAAGTCCTGAGCCGGATGGGCTGAGCGCAGGATCATGCATAGACCGTCCCTGCCTGGTCGTTTCTGAGCACGGCCGTCATCATCCGCGTCGCGGTGGCGTTGAACGCCGCGCGGAAGTCGAAGGTCGCCTCCACCCCCGCCGGCCCCTCGATCGGCGTCTTGGCGAGCGCCAGGTAGACCTCGTGCAGCGTGAAGGTGAGGCTGCGATTGCCGTTGATCGTGTAGGCCAGCGCGAATTCCGCCGCGGTGCCGTCCTGCGCCTGGGTCAGCAGGGTGGTGTTCTCGAAGCGCACGGTGATCTGCCCGGTGGCGCGCGTCACGCCCGGATCCACGCCCTCCACGCGCCGGTCGGCGCGGATGGTGCGGACCAGTTCCATCCCGTTCGCATAGGTGAGCCGTGCGCCGGTAACCTGCGCCAGGGCGGCGGCGTTGCGGCTGATGCTCCCCTGCGCCTTGTTGAACAGCGTCAGCGCGTGGCTGGTGGGCGTGCCGGCGCCGCTCGCGCCAGTGCGGACCGAGCCCTGGCCGATCAGGCCGAGGGTCGCCGTCGCGGGGCCAGTCGGCGAAAAGTCGAGCTCGAGCGTGTCGGCCCGCACCCCGGCGCAGACATCAAAGCTCGGCACGTCCGGATAGGCGATCTCGATGCTGTTCGACGGCAGCGCCGCCGCGCCGGATGCGAAGGTGTGGATGAAGTTCGGCGAGGTGCCGGTCGTCGTCGGCGCACCGAGCAGCAGGCGCAGCCAGTGGCCAATGTTCACGAGGTCGACCGGCACCACCGCCTGGCCGCGGACAGTCACGGTGTCGAGGAAGGGTGCCGCGGGATCGCGGTTCGCCCCCACGCCGATGATGTCGTTGTCGAGCAGCGGCTGCTCGGCGCCGAGGTCGATGGAGAGGAAGGGCAGCCGGCGCCAGTTGCCGCCGGGCGCGGTCCCGTAGACCGTCTCGGGGAAGGTGTGGACGCGGCAATTCGCGCCGATGGCACGGGGCATCGGAGGTCTCCGGGATCAGGGACGGCAAGGGTCAGGCCAGCGGCGAGCCGGCCACGGTGAAGAACAGCGCCACGGGCACGCGCGCGGCACGGGCGGCGGCGGCGCCTTCGAATTCCACATCCTCGAAATCCGGCGTGCCGGGCTGCGCCCATTCGACCGCGCCGCCGAGGGTGCGGTCGGCGGTGATGCCGGACGCGATATCCATCAGCAACGCGTCGAGCAGGGCGGCACGGGCGCCCGGCGTCGCGCCGGCGACGGTGACGTCCACTTCCGCCCGGTGCTCGATGGCCCAGGCGAGCGGCGAGAGGATCGGCGTTTCCTCCACTGTCTCGCCGTCGCGGATCACGACCAGTCCGCCGGCCGGCAGCCTCTGCGGGATGGTCTCGCCGCGCAGCACCACGGGCGCCGGATTCCGCGCGGCCAGCATGGTCTGCAACCGGCCATGCAGCGCCGTGATGGCGGCCTCGCGCGCACTCATGCCCAGCCCAGCAGTTGTGCGACGAAGCGGCCCGCGACCCAGGTGAGCGCCAGGCCCAAGCCGACGCTGACCCAACCCAGCACGGCGAGGCTTGCGATCAAGAAGAGGCTCGCGCGTCGGCTCATGCGGCTGTCCTCCCGCTCTCGCGCTCCCAGGCGGCGACAAAGCGCCGCGGCAGCCGGCGCAGCGCGCGCTCGGCCGCGCCGTGCACGTCGAGCCGCTTGGAAAGCGCCACCTGCGGCAGCAGCAGGAACATCGGCACGAAGCCCTGGGCGAGCAGCGATTGCTGCCACGCCGCCGCCCCCTTGCGCCGGGCGGTCGCTACCGCGGCGATGCCGCCCGCGACCAGCGGCGCACGGCCGCGGCCCGTGCGCTGGCCCTGCCGCACCGGCAGGCACCAGACGAAGCCCCGACCCGACTTGAACGGGCGGAGAAACCCCTGCCCGGAGGCGACCATCTGTGCCGGGGTGACACGTGCCTTGGCGCCGCGCCGCCCGCCCTGCCGATTGAAGCCGGTCGGGATGGCGAGGAATTTCCGGCCGCCCTTCGGCCGGATGGTAGCCCCGCG